AATGAGCGGAAGGAGAATTTATGAAGAGAGAAGATTTTATCTTTGACCATATGGATGATGAGTATGAAGACTATTGGTTCAAAGTCGTTGGCGATACAAAAGATGAGCTTACAAAGAAGTACATGGAAATGTGTATGGTTTCGGTGACCGAGGTCGTCTATTCCAATAAGGAGCAGGCTCTTGGCGTTAAGCGCCTCTTCCCATTCAACTACGATGTCATTATGCCAGATGACACAGAGCTAAAAGATATGTTGAAATCGCTGGTAAACGAGGTAAACGGCAGACATGAAGAAACTGAAACTTAACTATACCTGCACAGACCCAGATTGTGCCCAGTATATGGCAAAGATGACGGATACACGATACAGCTACATCGAGTACAGAGAGTGGTTTGGGAATTATATTGTATGTCACGCCGTTGTTGACCTGCAGGACTATACTCTGGACGAAATTTGCACATACTGCTCCTCATACTATGATTCTCTGGAACAGATGGTTGCCGACTACGGTTTTCGTGGAGCGTTGCAGATTATGGCAGAATGTATTTTTGAACAGCTTGGTTTCGATGATATGGAGTTTAATGCAGAACAAAAAAGTGAAGGCGCGGCAATTAAATTCATACACGAATGGATGAAAGGCTGATTTTATGACAGTCAAAGAATACAACCGTGACTTCCTCCCGCGTATCCAAAGAGCCAGAGAGTTTGTTTCGCTTTTTGAAAGTGCGATTAACCACATGGATGACGCGCGGGTTGATAAAGAAGAAGTACGAAAACAATTTCGAATACGGAGTTGGTCTGAAGAAACGAAGCAGACTATTTTGATAGCCCTTGCTCATTATAAGAAATATGAGGGGCTGGACAAAATTGAATCTATGGAAATCATTCACTGTCCAACGTGCGGGCACCATATAAACATACAATCCAATGGAACTACGGGGTACTGCCCGATATGCGACGAGGAGGTCTCAACATGAGGAAGTGCGATTTTTGCAAAAATGAATTAACTTGTTCTGGTGTTAATCGCAGCGAGTGTATCGTAAGAGACTATTTCAGATTCGAAATAGAACGGACTCCAGCCGACGAGGAAACCACAATAGCCCGTCTTCTGGTTGAGGCTGGTGGAGTGTTCAATCCGAGAGCTGTTGCGAAATACCTTGTTGCGCACGATGTCGTAATGAAAGGTTAATTCGATGACTAATTTCGAGGAAATTAAGAGGAAAATAGCCAATATGAATATCGATGAGCTGATAGAGTTTTGCGGCGGTGATACTTGCGAGAATGTGCTTTGCTCTTTTGTGAGCGATGGCGATTGTTGCGGGAATAATTGCAAGGTCAGCTATGATTGTGGAGGCTGTATTAAAAAGTTCTTGCAAAGAGAAACGAGGGTAGTCAGATGAAATGTCCATATTGTGAATCTGGGACAAATGATTTTGTTCCAATGAACCAAGCCGTTGAATACAGCGGCATTGAGATGGCTGTAAACAGGCAGGGAATGTTGAGGGTGAGAGTGCTTGACGACGATGGCAGTTTCACGACTCAAGATATCATTGAGATACGCAACTGCCCACTGTGTGGGAAACGATTTATGAAGGGTCGATGTGTATGAGCGGCATCGTCCATTACCCAAGATGTGGACACCATATAAACATCCCTTCTGATGGAACTGTCGGGTACTGCCCGATATGCGATAAGGAGGTTACTGACATGGAGAAAAGAACAATTTGGGTAAAGCCATCCTGCTTTGCTCCAGAGTTTGAGATGGTTATTCCTGTCCCGACAGACCGAGATGATGAGGAGTACATCGATGAACTGCTGGACGGAATTCTGAATAACGAGGTTCGCTACAATATCGAGTGGGATTTTGTAGACGGGCTAAGCTGACAATGGGAATATATGTGGTGGTGGAAGACAACCGATTGGAGGTGTGGTTGTGGTTGAGCGCAACGAACACGAGAGCGCGAAATACCAAGATGGTGACATTTATTTGAATCCATGCTTCGGCGACCTGTGGGTTGTGGATGGCGCATCGTTCATTAAAATCAATAACGGATATGCAATTGAGTTAGACGAGCCAGAAGGATTCATTAAAGTTAGACATATCGATGGAGTAATTAACAAGAGAAGTCAACCGACAAAGTGAGGGTTCAAATGACAGTCAAGGACATTCTTCCGAGCCATCCAGTTGAAATCATGGTTAGAACCAACTATCCAGAAAGCCTTTTGACGTATCTAAGCAGTGAGAGAATTGAACAGGGATTGCTTGTTGGTTATTGCTCTTGGGACGGTGAGAATCTCACCCCTGCGGATGGTGATTACTATTCTGTGGATGAAGTTATTTCAAAATATGAGTATGAAGAGGACGGCAGTCTAACATACTGGACTGTCTCTGAATGGGTGTAGACAACGACCGCTTTGTAGATTTGCTGTTATACATATTTCCTTCAGCAGCTTTTCGCCAAAGGCAAAAGTAAGAATTCGGCACTATGCTCGTAAACCAGAAGCCCGCTACGCGGGCGTTTTTCCCTTTTACTCACTCGCATTGCAAGCAACGCTCGTGAGTTCTGGTTTACGACCAATGCTCATGCACATCGGTTGAGGGATTTAGAAAAGACGACCGATGCGGAAAGCGGTTACAGTGAAGAGGTGGGGATAATTGTTATGTGATAAATGCTTACACAAAAAAGTGTGCAGGTTTGAAGTTCCAGATGAGGGGCAATGTGATGACTTTATTGACGAAGCCATCGTAGATAAATTTAACAGCATTGGATGCACATCATTTCGAATTAGCGCGGATTCCATAAAAGGAATACTCGACAGACAATTAGCCGAACCCCCGGCTACTCTTGGACGAAGCAATGCAGATTGAACTTCACGACACATACGGCGTTCTTCGGATAAAGACAGGCGAGTTCTTATTCGATTTGGAGGACTTGCCGCTCATAAAGGGACGCGACAGTTGGTATTGCGACAAGGACGGTTACCTTGTCAGCAGTTACTTCTATAATGGTATTCGACGCTTTGTCCGATTCCACCGACTTGTGATGCACGCGAAACCCGGTCAATGTGTTGACCACATTAACAAAAACAAAGCGGATAACAGGAAGAAAAATTTGCGATGTTGCGAGCGTTCTGAGAACGACAGGAATCGCAGCCTGTATTCGTGCAATACATCCGGTGTCGCTGGCGTCTACTTCGACAAAGAACGTAAGAAGTGGGTTGCCAGCATTACTTATAACCATAAGAAAGTTTACTTGGGAAGATATGCGGTCAAGGAAGAAGCAATCTTGGCTCGGCTGACCAAGGAGGTCGAATTGTATAAAGAGTTCTCGCCGCAACGAGGACTTTTGGAATCTCTAAATCTATAGGAGGCAAACATGAGGGTAATCTACAAGTATCCATTGGAGATTACAGCAGAACAGGTAATCAATATCCCGATGCTGTACTTCGATGACCGCGTTGCAAGATGCAACGAACAAGTTCTTCATGTGGATGTTCAAGACATGATTCGACCTTGCCTTTGGTGCATGGTTGACACCGAAAACCAGACATACCCGATGAAGGTTGTGACAAAGATGACTGGCGAGGAAATCCGAGAAGATGAGAAGGACAAACTGAAATATGTTGGTTCATATCTCATCGGCGGTGGCGATTTCGTGGGTCATGTGTTCGTATGTTACGAATAAAACCTGAGTTTTATAAGGAGAAAATGCTATGAAGTATATGCTGATTGAAGTAATGGAGCGAGAAATTTCCGAGCCTGAGTATTTCGATACGCACGATGCGGCGCATGATGAGATGTGCCGACGTGTCGCTGAGGTTTACGATATCTCTCCTGACGAAGTCAAAGAGTCTTATCTTGAAGGCGAAGACCTGAATGAGAACGCCGTGGTTCTTGAGGACATTGCGTGGGCTGAACGGTATGGTAAGAACTTTGATTGGAAAATCTTCGCCATTGAGCGAGATACTCCTGCGCAGGTAACAGCTCCTCCTCTGTTCAATACCCTGAGATAACGATGATGCGGTGACGGAATAGGTAGACGCGCTGCTGGTGTTAATAAACACCCATAGAAACGGCAGTCAGGGCGGCGCAAGACATACTGCGCGGCGGTTGCAAACGTCAATCGTGTTGAAAGTGCACGACTAATGGTTGTGGGGTGCAAATCCCCACCCGCATCTCGATAGGTCACCCTAAGTTACAGATACATATTCGAAAGGGGTGACACAAGTTGGAAACAAATAAACAAAATGAGATACGCAATGCTTATGAGCATAGCGCACAAGTCCAGTGTATTCCCGCTTCGATTAAAAAGACTACTGAGCACAGCGAAGAAGACCCATTGGTGGTCGCACCGTATTGCAGAGTCAGTACGGACAACAAAGACCAGCTCGCAAGCTACGAGCTGCAGTGCCAGTATTACAAAGAATATGTGTCGAAGCATCCGGGGTGGCGGCTTTATGACATCTACGCCGATGAAGGGATTTCTGGAACTTCCGTAAAGAAACGCACGGACTTCTTACGGATGATTGATGATTGTAAAGCAGGCAAAATCGACATGATTATCGTGAAGAACATTGCAAGGTTCGCACGAAATGTTGTTGACTGCGTTGCCACTGTGCGTATGCTCAAGGCACTGGACAAGCCGGTTGCTGTTTATTTTGAGGATATTGCAATCAATACCTTGACACAGACCGGCGAGCTTCTGATGGTCGTTATGGCTGCTATTGCGCAAGGCGAGTCAGAAGCAAAGTCTGAGAGCGTGAAATGGGGGTTCCAGAAAAGATTTGAGAAGGGGCTCCCAAAGCTCGCAGACCTCTATGGGTACACCAGAGATAAGAGGCTGCTGGAGATTTACGAACCTGAAGCGAATGTTGTGCGGCTGATTTATCAAATGTTCTACGATGACAAAACGATTCCTGAAATCTGCTACATCTTAAACCAGCAAGGTATTCCATCCCCACGAGGTGGTCAGTGGACATACTCTACGGTAAAGACAATCTTGACAAATGAGAAATATTCCGGTGACGTTTTGATGCAGAAGACCGTTACCGTGGATATCTTTTCGCATCGCTCTATTCGGAACGACGGACGTGCTAACCAGTTTTTTATCAAAGGCTATCACGAAGCGATTATTCCGAGAGAACTTTGGCTTGAGGTGCAACAGATTCTAAAGGGCGAAAATGTCGTTCCGGTTCCATCAGTTGATGAGGTGGCAGATTTGTCTGCATCTGATGTCCCTCGGATATTGGATGGCTTTTTTGTAATTAAACCTCGAAAGGATGGAAACAATGAGTATCTTAGACAACTTTGATGTGGTTGGTGTTCCTCGTACATTCAGTATTGCAGAGGTTCGAATCCTGAAGAACCGCATCTCCTTTAACCTTGCAACAGCTTCCGAGATTGGCTATCCGCCGTTTGTGCGGCTGTTTATCAGCAGAGACAAAACGCAGATTGCGTTGCAGCCTTGTGCCAAAGAAACGCCGAACGCGATGAAGTTCTTTACATCGGATTCTACGAAAGACGGAAAGCCCAAGAAGAGAATGATTCCGGTTGGAAATCGTGCGCTGACGGCGCTTGTAAAAGCCGGTATTGGCGTCGAGATGAATGTTCCGTTAAAGGCGCCGGGTGTTCGCTTCGCAGATGAAGGCGTCATCATCTTCGACCTCAAACAAGCAACTGACATGAA